GAATATCAAATAGCTGCGCAACCATATAGTCACCAAGCATTCAATGAATCGAATGTTAATACTAAAATTAACTTACAACTCACTGCGGGTACAGTGGGCGGACTGCTAGTAGGTTCGGATACTGGTGCAAACGATTTAGCAGCCCAGGTAGCAGATGCAGGTGGTGAACGCACTCGTCGTGGAGTAATTGTTGGCCGTGATGGACAGGAAGTCCCTGTTGCGGGCGGCGGCATAACTACTGATATTGCGGCATTTAATAAAGCATATAGTGCAGATCAGGTATACAAAGCTAAATCGTATGCAGATGCGTTAAATGCTTATGAAATACAAATAGAAAAAACTACAGCACAAAAAGAAGCTAATAGATATAGTTTTAATGTACACCCTACTATTGCTATTCAGCCTATGTATGATAGTGAAAAAACAGCAACCCCAGCAAATGCTCCAATGGCAGATGTTGGTAATACGCAAGATATCAGGCAAGCCAATGCAGGAGCATTAACTGCTGCATTAAATCTAAACCAGCGAACATTTCCTATACAAAAAGGAGATTCGATCGATAGTGTTGTGACATTAATTATACGAAATAGTCAATATATATTGTCTCAATTAACGGATAAAAATGCAATCAACAAGAATCTTAACGCACAAACAACAGAATTATTAAATAAAGAAAATGAAACAGTAAAATGGTTTAAAATTATTCCTAAAATTAAATTGAGAAAATTTGACATAGCCACCAATGTATTTGCTAAAGATATTACATACGAAGTATTACCGTATGAGATATTTAATGTTAAGATTGAAGAAGCACCACAAGGAAAAGCAAAACATAACGATGCAGTAAAGCAGTACAATTACATATACACCGGCAAAAATGATGACATAATAAATGTAGATCTTAAATTTGATGCAATGTACTTTCTTTCTAGAACAGCATTTACATCACGTGAAATGAGTAACGCTGGAGTAGCAGGTCAATATGCCGACGATGGCCTATCGTGCAATGTAGTGCAAACACAAGCAAATCAAAATACAATTACACCGACACAAGTTAAAATTGGTATCGGTGATGAACGTACCCGTGCCGCCGGCGGAGCAAAAACAGCAAAAGAAGTGATAGCCGCAGACTTGGCTTCTTCACTAATGGCATTGTCTGGCGCTGATATGCTAGTAGTAGATCTTACAATAGTCGGAGATCCGGAATTTATTAAACAAGACGATATGTTTTATCCTAATACGTATGATGTAAATGGACAAGTCGAGCTACAGACTCATTTTATAACACCGAACGGTAGTTTAGTAATGGATACCAAAGAAATATTTTGTAATTTAACTTTTAAGACCCCTGTAGATATTAATGAAGACAATGGGTTAATGACATTTGACCCTAAATATAAAGGCAGCGGCTTTTCTGGATTATATAAAATAAACCAGGTCGGTAATGATTTCAACAATGGTAAGTTCACGCAAGTGCTAAATTTAATTAGATATCCTAATCAAGATACTCCTGCAACCGCAAGTAAAGAAAGTAGTAATCAACGCAGTGAAACAACAGGCCAAACACCTACCGCTGGCACTGCACTAATCAACCAAACCGGTACACCTATTGCTAAAGTAGCCGCCGCAGAAGATTTGGTTAATGAAGCTAAAACAGAAGTGGGTACTGTAACTCCGTCTGGGATTGACCCAAAACTAGCGGCTATTAAAGCAGATGGATCTACCACAGCAATAACTGATGCAAATGCCCCTGCGGCAGTTGCTCCAACAACTGCAAAAACAATCGGTGATATTGCTGCCGCGAATTTAGAAATTAACAGAAATATTAGCTCTCTCGATTCACTTATTACAACTAATCAAAATTCGCTGTTAGGGGCAAGAGGAGCTCTTGATATATTAAAAATCAAATCAGCAGATGTCGCGGCCATTGCCGCCGCACAAGGCAGAGTTAATGAACTACAAAATTCAATAAAATTATTACAAACAGCAAGAACTGAATTAGCAAGTAAATTGCAAGCTACTCCATAGGAAAGTAATCAATGGCAATAGATCGTAGAATTGGTACTAAAATTAATAAAGCACTGCTTAGAGAAGAAGCAGCTGGTATCCGGGTTGACCCATTTCCGTACATTGGTATTGTAAAAAATAATTTAGACCCTACACGATGCGGAAGATTACAAGTATGGATTCCAGAAAACGGTGGGGAACCAGATGAGCCGCAAAACTGGCGTACAGTTAGTTACGCAAGCCCTTTTATGGGTACCACAAATTTAACCTCAAAAAGTACAGTAAACTCATTTGAACAAACCCCACATACATATGGTATGTGGATGGTACCACCCGACATCGGAGTTGAGGTTATTGTACTGTTTATAGCAGGAGACCCGTTAAAAGGATATTGGTTAGCTTGTGTTAACTCAGCAATAAACAGACACATGTTACCGGGAATGGCTAGTTCTACCCACATCGATTCCTCATCTGCAAGTGCAGATGTTAAGAAAGCTATTACTCCGGGATTTCAATATCCTGTGTCGGAATTTAATATTAACGACCCAAACGTAGATCGTACTAGATTTGCAACACAGGCTAAACCGATACACGAAGAACAATTTCGTCGACTAGTAGTACAAGGGCTAGATAGAGATAATACTCGCGGCACTATTACAAGTAGTAGCCAACGCGAAAGTCCGAGTAATGTATTTGGTATTAGTACCCCGGGCCGTCCGTATAAAAATGACCCAGCTGATAGTCCAGCGTTCGCAGCCAAATTAGCCGCAGGCACGTTAACAGAAGATGATTATGCAGTAACTACTCGCAGAGGTGGCCACACATTTGTTATGGATGATGGTAGTGTTGCAGGAGTTGACCAATTAGTTAGATTACGTACTGCAAATGGCCATCAAATAATCATGCACGATAGCGATAATACAATGTATATTGCAAATGCAGAAGGCAAAGTGTGGCTCGAATTAGGACCAGAGGGTAGACTTGATATATTTGCAGCAGGCGGATTTAATCTTAGAACACAGGGTTCTATTAATATGCATGCTGATAAAAATATTACTATGAACGCAGGCGGCAAGTTTAGTGTACGTGCTGAAAACGCAATACAATTTGATGCAGCAAAATTTAATGTACTTACAGGCGGCGGCGGGATAAATTTACAAACCACCGGAAAATTTGACGTTAAAACTGGCGGAAATTTTAACGTAGATACAGCCGGTCAAATATCATTGAAGGCTGGTTCCAAAATAATCGAAGATGCAGGCAGTTTATCAATGTTAACAGATAAAGGAGTTGATGTCACTGCACTTAAAATGATTCCGCTAAATTCACATCCTGACACATTAGCAGATCCTAACACTGGATTGTATAAAAATATCGCTGGCAAAATTAGTTCTATTGTATCAATTGCGCCAGGACACGAACCATTTTATATGCGCAACCAATCGCCTCCTGGTGAGCCAGAAACTGCTAAAATTATGCCGCGACAATCCTATTCTGGAAATAACGATGCAACTAAAGATGGTGGCAGTGGAGTTACTAATCAAGTGACCGATGCTGATATTAGAAACGCAAAACTAGCAACAGACACAATTGGTACATTAACTAAAGAAGAGACCACAGCATTATTGGCACAACTTGCTAAAAGTGAAAGCGGTGGATTTGATCCTAAGAAATTTCCAGACCAATATCATGTAATAAATGGGTTAGGGTTTGCTGGAAAATATCAATTTGGTACAGGAGCACTACAAGATATTGGGTATATTAAAAAAGGCTATTCGCCAAATGATAACTCGGTTTTAACTAACCCCAATGCCTGGACAGGTAAAGGTGGCATTCACAATATCCAAGAATATTATAAAGCACAAGATACACAAGAAACGATGGCGTTGGAATATCAACAACTAAGCTACACTAGATTAGTATCTAATGGTGTACTTACTAAAGATGATACACCGGGCGAAGTTGGTGGAATAATGCAAGTTGCCTGGTTTGGTGTAGGTAATGCTCAAAAGTGGAGAGCAAAGGAAATTCCCGATAATTACCAAGGCAATCCGTACCGCGAGTACTATAATAGAGGCAAGTATGCAGTTACCCAAATGGCGCCAAAAGTTGCAGCGATACAAGCAGGATAAATATTAATATGGCTAACATGTATAGAGGATTCAGTACCATTGGGAGATCGAGAAAGTTTCGATTGACAGATGCCGCACTGGTGAAACAAGATTTAATTAATCACTTTAACATACGTAAAGGTGAGAAGTTAATGAATCCGAATTTTGGTACCATTATCTGGAATGTGTTATATGACCCATTGACAGAAGACCTTAAAGCCATTATAATAGCTGATGTAAATCAAATTGTTAGCTATGACCCACGAATTAGTGTTGATAGTGTAGTGATAACTGAATACGATCAAGGGCTACAATTAGCCTTGACTGTGCGTTATTTGCAAACAAATCAGACTAGCGCAATGAATCTACAATTCAATAATCAAACTAAATCACTTTCTGCCTTTTAATTAAATACGTACTTTTTCCTTAAATAAATACATTATAACAGGGAATTAGTATGGCTATTACCACAAGACAAACCAGTTTATTAGTTGCTGAAGATTGGACTAAGATCTATCAAACCTTCCGTAATGCGGACTTTCAAAGCTACGATTACGAAACACTTCGTAAGTCGATGATTGATTACTTACGCTTATACTATCCTGAAGATTTTAATGACTTTACTGAATCAAGTGAATTCATTGCACTTATTGATTTAATCGCATTTATGGGCCAAAGTCTTGCATTCCGTACAGACTTAAATGCTCGTGAAAACTTCATTGATACAGCACAACGTCGCGACAGTGTATTTAAACTTGCACGTCTTATTAGTTACGTTCCTAAACGCAATATCGCATCATCGGGTTATTTAAAGATTGATGGCATTAGCACAACTGAATCAGTATACGATAGTAACGGATTAAATCTTGCTGGGTTAGTTATTAGCTGGGCAGATAGTGGTAATGACAATTGGTTAGAGCAATTTACAACGATACTTAATGCAAGTTTATCATCGAGCCAAACAGTGGGTAAGCCAGGTAATAGTCAACTTATAAATGGTATCACAACAAGTGAATATCAAATAAATTTAGTAGCAAATATTATTGCAACTTATAGATATCGTGCTGCAATCGAAGGAACACAAACAACATTTGAAGTAGTTAGCCCGACTAGTGCAGGGCAAACGTATGTTTACGAAGCTAATCCACGTCCAAATAGTTCATTTAATGTATTATACAGAAATGATAACCTGGGTAATGCATCTGCCAATACCGGTTTTTTCTTATATTTTAAACAAGGTGAATTGCAAAGTATTGATTTTAATTTTGCAGAAAGTATTCCTAATAGAGTGCATAGTATAAACACCAACAATATTAATAATACCGATGTATGGTTATATAGTTTAGATACAAACGGACAACCGAGTACAGAGTGGGTGCCGGTTCCAGCTGTCGGAGTGTCCAATGTTATATATAATAAACAATCAAATAAAAACATATATCAAGTAAACACACGTGCAGGCGATCAAATTGATTTAATATTTGGTGATGGCTCATTTGCTAACATTCCACAAGGTAACTACAGATTATATTACAGAACAAGTACTGGCGCCAATTATAAAATTACACCGGACGAAATGCAACACGTCGTTATTCCAATTAATTACACTAGCCGTTCTGGCAGAATTGAAACAATTAACATTACTGCGAGTTTGCAATACACAGTAGCAAATGCAAGTCCTCGTGAAACGATTGAGGAAATTAGACAAAAAGCACCACAACAATATTACACACGTGATCGTATGGTTACCGGTGAAGATTACAATATTCTTCCTTACACATTGTTCAGCAACGTGCTAAAAGCTAAAGCAGTTAACCGTACAAGTTCTGGTGTAAGTCGTTACTTGGATGTTATTGATACAACCGGCAAATATTCGAGTACTAACATCTTTGCAGAAGATGGTATCTTATATAGAGATGAAACTCAAAATACATTCTCATTTGAATTTGTAACTCGTAACGATATTTACAGAACAATATATAATAATGTTGTTCCGCTAGTAACATCACAAGAAATGTTGCATTATTTTTATGCTTTCTATTTCCGTGCGCCATTGGTATTACCAGATGTTCGGTGGCAACATTCGACAGTGGCAGCAAATAGTTCGACTGGGTATTTCGTAAACAGCCTTGACAAAATATTACAAGTTGGCGATATTGTTAGTAATAATAATTCGTATATCAAACCGGGTTCTATAATTAAATTCTCGGCAGGTGCCGGAAATTATTTTGATGCCCGCAACAATATTCAACTGGGAGTACCGAGCAAAACAGGTGATAAGAAAGAGTTGTATGTTGTTGTTGATACTGTGCTGGCAGATGGAACAAATGCTGGCCAAGGGAATTTATCTAACGGAACAGGTCCGATAACATTAGGCGGAAATGTTCCGTCCGGTGCAATTGCTGTGTCTGTGTACGCGGTATTTAATAATAGTTTTTCAACAGCAGTAGTGGAATCAATGGTAGCATATACGTTGGCATACGAAGATTTTGGTATTCGTTACGATATTGCAACTAGTAGTTGGGTATTAATCAAACCACAAGATTTAAGCACTGCTGCATTTAATTTACAATATGCAGGTAACACCAGCGGAACAGGACTTGATTCTAGTTGGATGATTTATTTTAAAACAATCGGACAGACATATACTGTAACGTATCGTGGGCTAGATTATGTATTTGAAAGTGAGCTCGAAACTAACTTCTATTTTGACAATACAGTAAAAATCTACGATCCCAAAACAGGAATAACACTACACGATCAAATTAAAGTGTTAAAAATAAATTCTAACCCAGATGATACTACTCCACAGGCATTAGATTATATATGGTATATTCATAAAAATATTATTGATGTCGACGGATATTCAAATCCTAATAGAATTTTAGTAACCTTCCCTGACGCAAATAACGATGGTATTCCAGATAATCCGGAGTTATTCGACCTTATAGTTTCTCCATATACATTTACAGAATCTAAATATGTATATTTTAAAGCAACTGCTGGCTATGATAATTTTACTAATCAACTACCAGTAAGCAATGCAACAATAATATCAACTTATGGCACAGCATTAGAAATAGAGTCAGATAAAACATTATATCAAGCAGGTCAATTATTTTATGTGCCATCAACTAACACATATTATGAATTGTCTATTAGCGGAGCAGTATATACATTAAATGTAATTACTGGTTACACTTCTAAAATTGGTAGACAAAATATATACTTCCAATACAGACACAACAGTCCGAACTATCGCCGTATTGACCCAAGCCCAAATAACATTATCGATCTATATATGTTAACTAAACAATTTGCGGCTGATTACACATCATGGATTAAGGATTCGTCGGGCACAGTAATTGAGCCAACCCGTCCGTCATCGGCAGAACTAGGTGCCGAATTTGCAAGTCTAGAAAAATACAAAAGTGTTAGTGATACAATTATCTATAATCCTGCTAAGTTTAAACCAGTATTTGGTGCTAAGGCGCCGGTGGCATTACAAGCAACATTTAAAGTAGTAAAAAATTCTGCGGTAATTGTTAGTGATAACGACATTAAGACTAGTGTAATTACTGCAATCAATGATTATTTTGATGTTTCGAACTGGGATTTTGGTGAAACATTTTACTTCAGTGAATTAAGTGCATATTTGCATAGCGTACTTGCTCCTAATATTGCAAGTATAACTATAGTTCCATCAAACGAATCGAGCCCGTTTGGTAGTTTATTACAAATCAATGCTGAGTATAACGAAATTATTACAAGTGCAGCAACAGTTGACAATATACAGGTAATTAGTGCTATTACAGCGGCGCAAATCAACCAAATTGTTCTGGCTTAAATACTATATAACACTGAGAATTAATAATGGCATCTAGAAAAACCCTTAAATTTTTACCAACTGTATTCCAGACAGACACGAATAGTAAATTCCTATCTGCGACTTTAGATCAGTTAATTGCTGAGCCAGAGTTAAAAACTATACATGGATATATAGGTAGAAAATTTGCGCCAACGTATAAAACTAAAGATAGTTACCTAATAGAAAATTCAGCCAAGCGACAAAACTATCAACTTGAGCCGAGTATTGTTGGCCGCGACGACAAACAAAATATTACATTCTTTGCTAGTTATATTGATTTATTAAACAAGATTGAATATTATGGTGGTATAACAAATAATCACAGTCGACTATTTTCGTCCGAATATTATTCATTTAATCCACAAATTTCATACGACAAGTTTATTAACTTTACCCAATACTTTTGGTTACCTAACGGTCCTGACTCAGTTGATGTATTCACAAACGGCGTAGAATTAGCAGCTCACATCGTAGTTAATAGAGATGGCACAACAAATAGATATCGATTTGAACACGCCGGTCGTAATAACGGAACAGTTGTATTAGCCCGCGGCGGTGTATATACATTTGAAGTAAATCAGCCCGGCCATCCATTCTGGATACAAACAGAGCTCGGTATCGATGGCGTAATGAACAAATCTTCGGGTATTAGTTCACGTGAAATATTGGGTGTAAGTAATAACGGAACAGATGTAGGTACCATTACATTTATGGTACCGCAATCAACTGCACAAGATAATTTTACGTCAATGGAACTTGTATATAATGTAGATTATACTATTCCATTGGCATATTCAGAAATTCAACATCAAGTGTTATCTAACTTTATTCAGGCACACCCACAGTATGCACAAATAAAAGCAAACCTTGATGGCAAAACATTAATTTTTGTTGATCAAGACCGATTAACTAATTACGGTGAAGAAGCATGGGTTACTCCGGGTCTGTATGATAACACTGCTATAGAAGTAGACGAGTTCGATGCAGGATTTGTAGTGTCTGCTGCGCAACGTTACGGCGTGTGGAAGATAATGCTAATTGAGAATGGTGGAGACACTATTATTAGATTAGTGCCGGTGCAAGCTGTACTACAGAATAAAAAAGTGTATGTTCGTTCGGGCATTAGTAATGCAGGCCGCGAATATTTTAAAGACTATGATGGATTCTTACATCAAGTTCCGGTTATTTCAAGTGTACAGAACACAATGTACTATCAAGATGGCACTGCAACCAACCTGTACGGACAATTTACAATTATTGAACCGTCTAGCTGGAGTATTGATGTTGATAAAGAAATTATTGGCTTAGCTGAATATACCTCACCGAACGGAATTGAGTTTACCACAGGGCTAAAAATTAAATTTGGCACAGATGTTTCTGTTGCATACCAAAATAATACTTATTATGTCGAGGGTGTTGGCAATGCAATTCGTCTAATAGATGTTACTACGTTAGTGACACCAGAGCCATTCAATGACGAACTAACCATTAACTACCCAGGACAAGTATTTCCTGACTATATTACAATCAATCGTGCAAGCATAGATTCGAATGCATGGTCACGCAGTAACCGTTGGTTCCATCGTGATGTAATTGCAAAAACAGCAGAATATAATGCAACTACACCATCATATGATCAACTACAACGTGCGCAACGCCCTATTATACAATTTGAAGCAGATTTACAATTATTTAATAATGGGAGAATTGGCAAAAAAGCCGTTAATATATTAGATACATTAACAACTGATGCGTTTGGTGATGTTGAAGGAACATATCAGACAGTATTTCGTGGAACACCTGTTGTGAATGGTACCCGTGTTATATTCCTTAATGATGCAGATCCATTGGTACGTAATAAAATTTACGAAATTAGTTTAGTATACGTAACAGTTGATGAATTTCAACGGCCAGTCGGCGACCCACAAATTACATTAACATTGGCTGCAGACGGCGAAGTAGAGCAATATGATTCTACTGTAATTATAGATGGAACATTTAAAGGCACGTCTTGGTGGTTCAACGGAGACCGATGGGTAGCGGCCCAGTTAAAAACAGGCAACCAGCAAGAACCATTGTTTGATATGTTTGACTGGAATGACGCTAGTCTATCAACATACCCAGCAAGTGATTTCGCTGGTACAAAAGTATTTGGTTATAAACAGAATTCAGCAGGACGTACCGACCCAGTTTTACAATTTCCACTTAGCTATAGAAATTTTGGAACACAGGGCGATATTGAATTTTCTAATTACTATAATATAGATACCTTCAGTTATACCGATAATACAAATGTTCACTGTTCTACTGGACTGTTACATAAAATTGTAGATCGCTACACTTCTATTCCTACTACTATATGGACAACGGTTGTTGAAGAAAGTAAACAATATCAATTAATATCTTATGTGTATGCTAGTGCATCTACGCTATTCATTATTGATGTAACTCCAGCAGTAGAAACAACTATTCCGTATCTAAAAGTATTCCAAAATAATACTTTATTAACAACAGACCAATGGACATTTAATGCTATCACGAAAACAATAACATTAGTGACTGCACCAGTAGTAAATGATAAAATTGACATATTAGTTTATAGTGAAGAAGTGAGTACGCTTGGGCAATATCAAGTACCATTAAATTTAGATTTAAATGCGCAGAATATTGATATAGATTCATTGACATTAGGCCAAATTCGAAATCACGTTGTTGAGTTAAGCCATAATAGTAAAGATTTAATTGGTAATATTCTTGGCCCGAACAATCTACGAGATATTGAGTTAACTGCACAAGGCGGTAACATTTTACAACACAGTGCGCCTGTTCCACATG